GTGGTCTTTCAAGCCGGCACGGCCGCGGCGCTTCGTCAGGGCGAATTTGAAGATGGGTTCGTCGCCCTGGCACCGCTGGAGGCAACCGACCTCTCTCGCCCAGTTGGTGAGCTCGCTGGAGCCGGAACCTTGGTAGGCGAGGTCGGCCACGGTCTGGCCTTCCTTGTCCTTGGCGGAGCGGGGCTTCGTGGTGTGGTGGACGGCCATGAAGACGGCGCCGGTCTCCTCAAGGACGGGGTTGATGCCGTGGCGGAGGAATTCGGTCATCTGCTTCTGATCAGAAACCTCTATTCCACAAAAACTCATGAGAGGATCGCAAGCGTACCAGTCCGCGTTATGCCTGACAATCAGTTGCTTCATGCGTTCGATGAAGGCGGGGCCGACGGAGCGGGTGTCGCGGTAGATGTGCAGGTTCTCGTCGAGGAGGCGCTGTTCGTCCGGGTAGAGCATCATTCCGTCCGTGATGCTTTGGTAGGCCTCGGCCACGTCGCCCGAATCGTTCTCGGCCTGGGTCATGACCACGCGCAGGGGTCGCTTAGGGGTGATGCCGAAGAAGGGGCGGCCGATGGCGAGAGAGATGAGCAGCTGGAGGGTGAAGGATGACTTGCCCACCCCTGACTGGCTGACCAGGAGGAACGAGCCGCCCTTGCATAGCCAGCGGTTGCCGATGAGGCAGGTCGGGTCGTTGGCCGCGTCGAACGCCCGCAGGGACGAGAGGGGCATCAGTTCGGCGGTATCCTTGTCGGCGGTGCGTCCCTTGGCGGCCTTGAGGGAACCTTCCGTGAAGGCGACCAGAGCCTCGGGGTCGGCGCCGTCTTCGTTCGCGTGCTCGAGGAGGCGGGCCGCGGTCAGGGAGATGTGGCGGAGGGCGGCCTTGCGCTTGATGTCGTCCGCCCAGGCTGGGTTGAGGGAGGACTGCCCGACGATCGTAGTCAGTTCGCTGATGTAGTGGGCTTCGGCTGCGGACTTCGCTTCGCGTAGCCGCTGGGTGACGATGAGCTCATCGGGGGCGACGCCGGCTTCGGCGAGCCGTGCGATGGCCGAGGCGATGTCCTGATGCTTCGGTTCGTGGAAGTCCGAAGGCAGGAGGCCGGAGGGGAGGGGGATGGCATCGCGAAGGAGGACGCCGAGGATGTGGCGTTCCGCTTCGATTGAGGCGGGGAGAGGCATAGAGAGGTCAGATGGGATGCCGATGTGCGGTCGGCGGTCAAATGTTTTAACGCTTAGGGGGCGGGCCGTAGTGGGCCATGGTCGTCATGCGGCCTTTGCTAATCACGCGAAACCGCTTCTCGACCAGGATGCCGATTTTGACGGCGCGGGTCAGGTATTCGTTCGCTTGGGAGGTGGACTTGAGGCGCCACTTGCCGGCCCATTGTTCGCGGGTAAGGTATCCGGGCGGGGGCTTCTGGGCTGTGCGGTGGATGTCGGCCATGACCGCGGCGAGGATGGGGTCAGCCTTCGCCCTGGCGTAGATCATCTTACCCTTGGTGGTGTTGCTCATCGCTTCTTCGGGGTGTAGACCTTGAGGTCGGTCGTCCAGACCCACTTGGAGCCGACGCGGTGGACGAGCCAGACTTTCCAGTCCTGCCCATCTACCCAGCCGGCGGCGAAGCCCGAACCCCAGCGGGAGGTCGCGAGGCGATGCGATGCGTAGGCCATGGCGTCCTTCTGGCAGAGACAGCCGGCGCTGAAAGCGGCCCCGCCTTCGGCCTTCGTCAGATTGACTTGGGCGAGGGTGTGCGTGTGTCCATGGATCAATGCGCCGCCTCGGTCGGCGTAATGGCGACCCTGCTCGGGCGTGGCGTTCAGGCCGTGGGCGTAGCCGTGGATGAAGGCGACAGGCCCGAGACGATAGACTCCCTTCTCCGCATGATAGGGCAGGATGGTCTTCGCTCCGCAGCTCTTCGCGGTGGTCTTGATGCGGGCCTCAAGGTCGGCGCAGTAGTCGCGCACAAGGGCGGAGCCTGAGGTGTGCTGGAGGGCGGTCGCCCGGTGCTCGTGATTGCCCATCAGGTAGACGGTGGGCTTCGTGCGGGCGAGGAAGTCTTCGCCGGCCTCCACGTCGCTGATCAGGGACTCGGCTCCTTCGGCGTCGTTGCCTACCCCACGGCGCAAGGAACGGAAGTCGAAGCAGTCGCCAAGGTGGACGCGTACGGTCGGCTTGTAGTCCTTGATGAACTCGCAGAGGGCGTCGACGGCCTCATGGTCTGCCATGTCGCCATGGTTGTCGCCGAACGCGACGAAGCGGATGGGTGTGCTCATTTGGTCTTTAGGATGGTCTGGCGGTTAGCCATGTAGTCGGCGAGCAGGGCGTCGCGTTTGACGCGGGCCTGTTCGATATCGTGGCCGAGGTTGCAACGGATGTCCTTCCCGTCCTTGCGGAGCCGGAAGTAGATGTGGCCGGCGAGCACCTGCAGGTTGTGGTTGGGGTTACGCGGGCGCCAGGTATCGGCGGGTCGGTTGCGTTCGCCTGACTTGGTAAGTTTGGGACAGGCGGCGAGGAAGTCGGCCCGCTGCCGGCTGATGCCTATGCGCGCGCACCATGCATAGTCGTCGTCGCTCAAAGGTGCCACGACAGCGCCAAGCGGCGTCCCTCCTCGATGATGGCGTGGCGATGGTTCGGTGCGAAGACGTACTCCTGGTCGAACGAATGCGTCTCGCGGATCTCGCAGAGGCTACGGAATTCCTCGTCATTGGCTGGGCCGACGCCGGCGGTGGCGACGTAGACGGTGCGGACTCGCCAGCCCAAGTCCCAGAGCACGTCCTGACAGACGCGGAGCTCGTTCGCATACCGCCAATCTGAGCAGACCACGGTCTCGGGGGCGACCTCGTCAGGGGTGTGCTGGATGGGGGCGAAGTAGGCGAGGTTCTTGGCGAAGATGTCGGGGTCGATTGACCGGGCGAGTCTGCCGGCCGAGACGAGGAAGTCGCGGTGCTGGACTTTGAAGGCCTCGTTATGGAAGTTGCCTTCGAGGTTGAGCGCCCAGAGGTAGTCGTTCGCCGCGTCCTTGAGGTGGTCGGCGAAGTTGGTCTTTCGGGACGGCCGGCTGGCCCACTCAAGGATACCGCTTGCGAGCGAATCCTTGCCTGCCCTGGCGTAACCAGAAATTAAGACGAGGGTCGGAGGGGCCATGTCGGTCACGCTTGGGCGGCGCGGGCGCGCTTGGCTAACTTGGCCGCGATGCGAACCTGACGGGCCGACACCCCGAGTTTCCGCCTGATACGGCGGAGGCTCAGGTCGGGGGCTTTGAGCAGCGCATCGACGATGCCCTGGCGGAGCTTCATTCGGTTGTCCATCAGAAGGGCGGGTTGGCTTCGGGGGCGTCGTTCACGACGGGCTTCTGGGAACCCTTGGGGAATTCAAGGTCGTACTTGTAACGGGGACGGCCGGCGGCGCTGACTCCGTTTGGGGTGACCTTCACGCCGACGAGGCACGTCTTGAGGAAGGCCGGACGCATGAATTCGATGATGTCGGCCTCGCACGCGTTGCTCTTGATCATGTCGGCCTCCTCAGCCCAGCCGCCGCCGAATTTGGCGCGCAGGAGGTTGAGCGCCTTGGGGCTTCGGCTGCTGTAGTATTTGCGGAGGCAGTTCCCCTTGTCGTCGGCGAAGAAGATGGCGTAGGACAGGGTGCCGGTCTTGTTGCCCGTCTCGCGGTCGGTGTCTTCGTAGAATTTGCCAAACTTCAGGGGGAAGAGTTTGAGCTTGTAGGTGCCGCTGACGGAGATGTCGGTCAGGGGCGGGCGTTCGTTGTTGGGTTCCATGTGTTTGATTATGCGAAGTTGATGGGAGTGGCGGCGCTGGTCGAGGTGAGGTCGAGCGTCTGGATCTCGTCAGGGTATCCGGGCCACTCGCCCAGGGCGGTGCAGGACTTGTAAAGGGTGACGGCCTTCTCGAAGTCGGCTACGGCGTAGGAGGTCAGTTCAGGCCCGAGCTCATAGACGGCGGTCGCCATGGTCTCCTTCTCGACGCAAGCGAAGCGGAAGCCGCGGGGTCGTTCCTTCGTCTCGATTTCGTAGACGGTGCGGTAGAAGTGTTGCTGGAGGTTATAACGGAACGAACGGACGGCGGCGAGGAACCCCTTGGGCGATGCGTCCTGGCACGTCTTCAAGTCCCAGATGTAGCCGTCTTCGGAGATGAGGTCGATGGCGGACTTGAGCGGACAGCCGCAGTAGTCCACGGCGTACATCACTTCGGCGCGGGCGATGGTCACCTTGTGGCGGGCGAGCAGTTCGCGGGCGGCCACGGACATCTGATCCACGACCAGCGCCTCTTCGGCCTTGAGGATGGTCTTCCCGGCGTTGAGGGTGGAGAAGGTCGCCCAGGCCTCCTTGCCGGCGGTGGTGCGGCGGTCGATGCCTTCGGGGGCGGTGGCGTAGAGCGAGCCGTAGAGGTCGGGCTGCAGGACGGCGCAATGGATGGCCGAGCCGAGCGTCAGGGCGGGGGTAGGCT